GAATACATACGACGACTGGTCGTTGCTGACGTTGCTATTGCGGAATCTAATAAATAGTGATAAACTGCAAACGCATGGTTTGAACATCCATGTACCTATTCCGCTCTCTGAAAATGGGGGCGGGTTTTTTGATGCTCGACTAAGCAGCTTCGCCAATCGCAATCCAATTCACATAGTACGTCCCTAGAAGTTGAGCTCCATCAAATCGTCGACATCGAGCCGTAAATGAGGTATTCGTAACACCCACAGCGCTAAAAGCACAGCCTCCCCAGGATGAATTTGGAGTATCTGTCCAGCCGTCGCCAGGTTGACCATACCCACCAAAAGAACAGACCACGGTAGGAATTGTTTTGAATTTCTTTGGAAAGGTGATTTGAATTGTAGCCTCGGTAGAATTCGATGGAACGTTGAGCATTGCTACGCCGTGCTGAGTAATTGAGCTAGATGATTTGTTGGCGTTATTTCTTTTTGATTGAATAAAATCAGGCCACGATAAATTGCGCGGTAGGATTGAACCATCTTTAATGTTCTTTGATTCTATAGTACCATCTGAAATTAAATTAGCGTTATTGATTCTGCCGTTTGGCAAAGTCATCATTTTTCGCAAGTCGGTGATGTCATTACTGCTAATCGCTGTTGCTCCAGCGCGCTTTTTGACTCTAGCTAGTATAATAAATGGATTTGACGCACCAATGGCCGCCTGAATTGCAGAATTTGTCGGATCGGCTGGATTTGACGCTGCAGCTCCAGAAATAGCTTTTAACTTAAATACGTCATTAGTATTATCTGTTACAGATTGGTCCCCTGCTACATTTCTGTCTACATAAGCGACGATAACCGCGTTTATAGGATTTGATGGAGATGCTGCTCCAATGTTAACCGTCTCTGTTCCGATAACATTTATGTTATAAGACGGATCGCGGCCAACAAGCGCAGTGCCTGCGTTTACCGTAACGTTCATTCCACTTCCAGCTACTACATCTAATCCATCTGCTACTTCTCCGCTTAAAGCATCGCGCATAAGTTGTGTTAGTGCTGCAGGACTGTGCATTCCTCCGCCGTAATTGAAAACTCGCCTTGTCATAATTCTACCTTTCCGCGCCGCCAGAAGGGCTGAATAAGAAAAAATTGCCACCGAGCGGTCGCAATTTTATTACTATAATTATATCACATTAAGTGAACCTCTACCTGTCGCTATGACGAAAAACTTAATCTTGATCACTTCATTCCCAAAATACTCAACTCGCACTGTGAATTTCTGATTTTTTGGATCTGAAACGAATTGACCGATAGTGTGTATCGATAATTGAGCGTTTGGCGCGCCGACAACTTCATATTTCGCGTGGACGGATAATCCCGCCACATTTTTATCTGAGCGGAATATCACGTTAAACTCTTTTCCTTGCAATCCATTAGGCATCGTCGGTAGCTGTTGTGAGTAATCCCAATTAGAATTTGTCGATATCTTAAATACTTTAACGGCGTCAGCTCCGACAATTTGACGTTCTTTTTTTTCGCGTTGACATCTCTCTAGCTGTTTAAGCTCATATAGAATGTCAGGTTCTGATTCAAGTCTATTTATTGCCATGGTGCCCACTCCTCAAAATTAATATCACACATATCGTTAGCGATAATCTGAAACTTTAAGTTTATCGGTCGCCCCATTGTGCCGAAAATTGGAACAAACCATTTCATCACGTTGTTTTGAGACGGCGACAGAGGTATTCCTATGACTGAATAAACTGCATTAAGCGCGCTTGATTGAATCGCTAGTCTGCCTACTAAATTTCCGCTATTTTTTGACCTAGCAGTAACTATAGCCACAGTCCAACCCTCGCCATTAGCGACCTGCCCTGGTCTGTTTGGAGCGACAGACATATCCCACTGAGAATTAGAAGCTGATAGCTTCATTTTGATTTGATCACCGCCGATAATTTGACGCGTTTTTTCGTCGTTCATTTCTCTTTTAATGCTGGCGATTTCGTCTATAATATCTCCAACGTTAATTCTGCTTCTACTCATACGAGACCACCTTGATTTTAGTTTTTCCGCGGTCAGTACTGCGCACTCGAAACCTCATTTTTAAGTATTCTCCAGAGCCACTGCCGACACCATAGTTGACGTTAGTTTCGTATTTATAAATTAACTTTTTTGCACTGTAATCGGTCTTGTCTATCAAATATTCAGCGGATAAGATGTTTGTAAAGCTACTATCTCTATTTGTGAATACTAGCCCTAAAGATGGCGAATAAAACGGCTCCCATCGCTGATTTCCTAGCATAATATCGAGAAACGGATAAACGACTGGCGAATTTTGATTGGCTGGCTCGAATGTTGTCGTTATAGCCAGGAGTCTCATATTCAGCGGTCCGCCAGTATTAGCTAATAGCACTTTGTCGACTGTAGTTGACGAGCCTCTGCGCACGAATTCAAAAGTATCCCAGTTTTCGCTATTCGGCGATTGATATGTGCGAACACCAGACGTAACGCTAGTAGGTTGCGATATTAGTTTTGAATCTGCGTGATTGGCTCTGATTCTAGATAAAACACCGACTATGTTCTGCTCTTCTAACTCTGTCAGTCTGCTCATATTTACTCTTGCTGCGAAATAATATTATCAATACTTAAATTATCGAATGTCAGCTTTACTTCTTCTGCGTCATTTTCGTCAACCGTTACCTCGATTTTTTCGATTCTATAAAATCCATGAATATGCTCGAACATTATATAACCGTTCATCTCAGCATAAATAGTATCGCCTAAGCCAACGTCATTTAAGTCTAGAACACCGTCAGATAAAGTAAAGCTCGGTAGCTCGCGAACGTCTTTCAGCATTTCCAAAATTCCATTCGTATTTTCTTGAAGTGTCGACTCTTTCTCGACAGAGCTAAATGTAACGACTTTTTCGCGACGATATAACGCTTGTCGTGAGAATGGATCTGTAGCTGTAGCTACAATAGCGTCGTCGCCGTTTCCACTCCCGATTCCAATAACATAATTGGCTAAACTATCCACTGAGCGCTCAAATCCAAATCCTGCAACGTTTTTTGGATAAACTAGCCTAATATCTGGTCGATAATTACCCATCGCGTCAAAAGTATTGAACTTTTTGTCGGGCGTGAACTGAAAATCTGGTCCATCGATAACATTACTCAGTCGCACCAGAAAATCCTTCACATTAGCCCTAGTCTGATTACGTTGACGAGGATTTTTTCCTAAAGACGTAAATTCACCGCGACGTATGCCAAAATCTCCGTCTTGTTTATTCTGATATTGATTAATAACACCCCAAGCGATATCTCCTTGTCTAGTGTTATTGTAAGCCGCGTCAACATACGCGTCTTTGAAGTAATTGAGATATCCAGTGAAGCTTAGCTCAATGTCTACTGAGGGGTCGTTTGGCGAAAAATCGATTTTAATAAGGTGTGCGCCAATTCTATCTTTGCCGTTTCTGACAATTCGTATATCTGTCGTGCCTGCGTCCATAAAATCATACGGTCGCATTCCTGTTTTTTTAACGTATTCTTCATACCTGGCTAAATCCATTCGAAAACTGACAGTTTCAGCGGAGTTTCTCTGCTCTGTCCACTTCAAACCTTGAGCCAGATGACGAATATCGCCCAAGCATTTTCCATTTTTGCTGTAAACCTCAATTTTGTAATCTGCCATATCTAAATACCTATAAATCCGCTTCTAAATCTCAGTTCCGCCTCAGTTCGCTCGTCTTGAATATCTGTCTGTAGTTCGATTCGATTATCTCCAGCAATTAGTCCCCAAAAATTCGATCCAGCCGTCTGTAAATCGTAAATGTTCATTCCATCGAGTAATATCGTCTTATTTTTCATATCAATCTCCAATTTGTCGCCGTCTTTAACTACTGCAGTGATTTCCATCGATTGATTTGTCGTTCGGTTGATAATTTTCGGATTAGTTGCTTTGGTGCTGATAATGATATTCGGCAATATCATTTCGTTACCTGAGTTGTTCACTGTCGCTGGCTGTTCGTCTGGGCTAATATAGAGCGGAAGCTCGAACGGTATAACAAAGCCACCTTGTCGAGTTTTACGTATTGTCGCTAGAAGCTCTCCGTCGCTGTTGTCATACAGTAGCGGATCGTCAGCCTTTAAGTTTATTTTCCACTCAACCAAATTCAGCACTTTATTAATCGGCATCTCCACACCAATTAATACCACCTCTGTCGAATAAACGTGTCCAGCAGGCGTAATAATGCGAAGAGTGCCTTTATTTCTGACTATCTTAGCTAAAATAGTAGAAAATTCTCTTCGTCTATCTTCAACTTCTGCTACTGTCCTGCCAAAAATTCGTCCGCTAAATGAGATAAAGCGAGGTTCGTATAGCTGTTTTGTTGTCCAGCCGCCATTCGCTCCTAAATTCGTACCTTGAGATGTTCGAATTGCGGGTAGTCCAGCCAATCCTTCGATCGGCTCGTCTAAATGCATACCGATTAACTGGTCATTTATCTGAAAATCGTTCAAAAATACTTGCCACATTTTATCCTCCTAAGCCTGGCTTAACAAATACCCCAAATCGCTCGCTACCATTTGAGCATCGACCTTGTCGCGAACATTATACGTGTTATTAACTACGATGTGCTTCGTTAATCCTCCAACATCGCCATTCGTTCGCTTATTAATTTGAGCGACTAAGCTTGCCATTTTACTTTCTGGAACAACCCACTCATTCTGTCCGCCGTCACCAGCATAAATTATCGATCCACCGTTTGTTGGTGGCACAATACCACCTGTCGCCAGTCGAGGAATATGTAGTTGTGAGATATTGCCTATGTGTACACCTGGAATTTTATTGATTAATCCAATAGCGCCATTTATCGTATTGATAAATCCGTTCGCCATTCGCTCAACCATGCCAAGCGCACCATTTACAGCACCTTTAACCGCTCCACCTACTGAATTGCCGACGAAACTACCTATTTTTCCGAACATTCCAGCAACAGTATTCCAGACGCCGCCGAAAAATCCAGGCATTCTGCCAAACACTCCAACAATAGCGTTCCAGGCTCCCTGAAATACGCCGCTAAACCAACCTGCTGCACCGCCAAACACTCCAACAATGCCGTTCCAAAGACCTCCAAACCATTGACCTATTGAAGTAATAGTCGACGATAGAATACCTACGAATCCGTTCCAGATGTTCTGTCCGACTTGCGTTTGTGTGAAGAACCAAACTAATCCAGCTGTAACTGCCGCTAAAGCTACAGCCACTATCGCTAATGGATTAGCATTGAGTGCTGCATTAAATAACCATTGAACACCAGTCGCCACTTGTGTAGCCACTGTCCAAGCCTTAGAGGCCGCACTAGCTAGAGACACGGCTGTATTGTAGGTAATTACCGCGCCAGCAAATATTCCGACAGCAACAGCTATTACAGTAAACACAGTGCTGTTGTCTTTTACGAAATTTATCAATCCAGCAATCGAACCAAGCATCTTCTCAATTCCAGAACCAAAGCCACTCACTGCCCCCGTTATGTTTCCACCACCAATAGCGCCAATAATCTTACTCACACCACGAACAACAGCTGTTTTCATATTTTCTATAGAGGTCTGAATTCCGCCAGTGGAATTTTTGGCTTGGTCTTTGAAGTTTTGGAATCCGTCAACACCTTCAGTATTCAATTTTGTGATCGTGTCCATGAATTCGTCCATTGACACAATTCCAGTTCGCATTGACGTGCCGAGCGCCGTCGTCATATCGCCAGTACCGTTCTTAACAGCCTCTAATTGCTCGACAAGCTCTTTTCCTGTCGAAGACATCGGATTGTTGTTTGCATATTCACGAGCTTTTGCTAAATATTTGTCGATAGCTGCGCCATTTTGGAAGAACGCCTTTGAAATCTGTTTCAACTGGGCTGGCATAGCGCTTTGTAATGAGCGCCATTCAATCATGTCAGGTCTACCTTTTGCGTATGCCTGCGAAATCTGCTCAATTGCCGTAGCCTGAATGTCCATCGGCGCGCCACCCGCTAAAATAGCGTTATTAAGCGCTAAGAACATGTCCGTGGATTTGCCGACATCACCATTTTTCGAGGTTAATCGCTGTACAGACATCGCCGCGCTATCTAGTGACGTAGGCAGCCCTTTCAGCTCGTCAGACATTCGAGCAATCGCCTTTTTCGAGGCGTCAGCGGAAATCCCGAGGTTACTCATAACCTTAGGAAAATTATTCAAAATGTCTACACGACGAATAGCTCCATCAACAGAGCTATTAATCATATCAAAAGACTTATGAATTCCAGCCGAAATCAAATTACCAGCCGCGACCGTAACTGCACCACTAATGCCACTAAAAGCATTTTTCGTCTTATCACTAGAACTACTCGATTTGTTCGTAAAGTTATCAACAGCAAGACCAGCTTTTGATAAAGCCGAAACCAATTGTGAGCTATTTCCTTTAATTACTAGTGTTAATTCGTTGCTTGCCATTGTCAGTTACGTCCTTTTGATAATTTGTCGTAAGACTCGCTTTCTATTTTGTTTTCAACTGCTCTTTTCGCCATAATTGCTTCTATAAGCCATTCAGGTGTGTCCAGGTATTCTTCGTAAGTCCAGCCGTAGTCTTTTAGAATCCCTGCGATGACAATCGGCTCTGGAGCTGCTGTTTTTGTTCGATAAGCACGCTCATAATCTTGTGCGAGCGCGGTTATTCTTTTGGGCTTGCTTGAGGATCTAGAACTTCTTGCAACTGCTCAGATATTAAGTTAAAATCCTCTCCGCTCGTTGAATCCATTAGCGCTTCATATGCAGCATCTGAACCGTCAGCGTCTTTATATCTGACAAGAACAGCCTTTATACCTAATTCAATAGCTAAGTCTACATCATCCTTTGCCTTTGCAAATTCTTTACGCGTACGGTTAGTAATCGCCGTTTTCAAAATTGCCTCGCCACCGCTAGGTAGTTGAATAGTTTTCGTATCTTCCACTGAAGTAACCTCCTTGTATTAAAGCGATCGTTTTGTGGCAAAAGAAAAATTGCGACACAAGATCGCAATTTATTACTTGTATTATACCAAATTAACTCTATAATTCATAATATGAAGTCTACAATATCACCAATTGATAAAAAGAATGTTAATTTTGAGTTGGAAGAATTATTTCCTGCCTGGTTTTACGTTATAGCTATTATAATTTTCATATGTCGACTACCGAGCGGTCTTATGGACGCTATATCAAGTACTTTTATGATTTCGAGCGTTTTGCTTTTGGGGAATGCCGTTTTCAAATGGAAAAAGTTAAATAATACTTCTCGTATTGTAGCTTTGTGTGTGGTTTTTTGTGCTTTTTGTGTTGGCGGTGCGCTATCGAATAACAATCACGTGGCTGAACAGCAAAAATCTAATACTCAAACAACACAGCCAGAGCAAGCTCAAAAACAACCAGAAAAACAGCCAGAGGCTCCAAAGTTTAATCCAGCATTAGCTCAAGACGCGAATTTTCAGCAAGGTGAAAAAGATACTGTAACAGAGGTCATAGACGGCGATACGATTCGCACGTCGAACCACGCCAAAATCCGTCTAGTCGGACTTGATACGCCAGAAACTAAGCACCCGCGCAAGCCTGTTCAGTGTTTCGGTAGAGAAGCGTCTCAAAAAATGAATGATTTAGTCGCTGGTAAAACGGTTTACTTAGTCGCAGATCCTACTCAAAGCAGCAAAGACAAATACGGACGAGATTTATTCTATATTTATCTCGAAGATGGCACGAACGTAGCTTATACAATGATTCGTGAAGGTTACGGTCATGAATATACGTATAATTCTAATCCTCATAGGTGGCAGTCTCAATTTAGAGAGGCGCAGAGATTAGCTCGTGAAGAAAATAAGGGCTTGTGGTCGCAAAGCACCTGCTCTGGCAATACAGAAAAATCAGCAACACAGCAAACTGCGCCTGCCGCTCCTGCTCCGCAGCAAACTCAACCTAGTGATGTAAGTTTTAGCAGCTGTAAAGAGGCACGTGCCGCTGGATATAGCAACATGCGCCGCGGTGAACCTGGATATTCACCAGATTTAGACAGAGACGGCGACGGAGTTGCTTGCGAAAGTCGCAGAAGATAGAAAAAGCCCGCGTATTGCGGGCTCTTCTTTGCTTTTGAGATTAATAGGTATATTTATTAACCAATTTTGCAGTAAATGACTTGTTGAAGTCTGCTGTATTAAGCAGCATAACAGCGTCAATCTTTTCAGTTGCGATATCGCTAACGCCGTAGCTTGGCTCGTAGCCACTAAATGCAGCGACTGCAATGTCGAATGTCAAGCTTGTGTTCGTTTTCGATCCAGCTTTGCTCTTGTCGTCTACAAATGACAGACGTAGTGCTTTACGCTCGTCATTGTAGCTCATAGCTCGATAAGTACTGTCGCGGTACAGCTTCTCAATAGAAACTGAAACTTCAAATTCGCCGTTTAGAATCTCGCCGTAAGTATCCTTAGAATCCATCGTTTGCTGTGGCTGAAGGTTCTTGCTGATAGTCAACGTCAAGCTCTTAATATCCTTAGCCTCAGGTGCTGCGTCAAGACCAGCCAAATTGTCGGCAATCTTGAATGATGCGTGTTTTGGCAAAAATTCAGTATCGTCGATAGTGTAAGTGATATTGTCGCTAGCTGTAACACTCTTGTGAGACTTAAACGCTACTTCAACTTTTGGAAAATCATCAGGCGTCCACGTAAATGTCACTGTATCAGCCATTGCATACGCGAATCGAGCAGATAGATTCGGCTCTTTAATCGCCATCGTTGCTGAGATGTGGTTGTTGTCATCTCGCAGTGTAAATGCGTGTTCTTTCGCCGTAGTGTCGCCCTGTACAGCTGTGGTTGTTGGCTTCTGCCCGAATGCTAGCGCGAGCCAATAGTACAGACCCTTAACCCACAATTTTGTCGAAATCGAGCCGTCGCCCTCAACCAAAACGTCGGTTTTACCGTTGTTTTTAATGATTGTGCCGAGCGCAGATTCGTTCATCTTGCTTGTTGGCGAATCCTTAAAACTAATATCTAGATGTGGTGCTCCATAAGTTGGTGCTACCGCTGTGCCTTTGGCGTTTGGATCTTCTAGTCCAATACCAACAGCAACTTTTCGTCCGCTAAATGTAGCCATTTGCTTTCTCCTTTTATTATTTACCTAGGTAAACAAAAGCGGGCTTAAAGAAAAATTGCGATCTTCGAGACCGCAATTTGTTACTCTAATTATACCACATTAAGATAATAAATCTGGACGGAATTGTGCGTGCTTAACCTTGAATCTCACGATAGCCTCGGCCGTGAATAACCCTTTGTCGCGTGGAGTAGCGTCAAATTCTACAGTTGTCTCTTCTCCCGCGTCAATCCACACACGATCGCCTGGATCTTGATTAGCTCTTAGCGCGCCAATAATGCTGCCTTTTCGTAGTGTCATGTCATCGTGCCTGGCTGCTACTAATTCTACTAATTCAAGATGGCTGCGAGCGTCTGTTCCCTGATTGAAATCTTTAGTCATGTCCACAACCACACACAAAACGATCGCCATATTGCTCTCAATTTCGCCACCCGCTGAATCGTGCACTTCGTAGTCATTGTCAAAACTAATAAACGCCATTGGACGAGTTAGTTGGCTCTTGTTTATTACGACAGGATCGCCATAACCATATCGACCACGTAAAATTTCTGGTCCATCTTTTTCTAGGATATCTCTTATCTGTTTTAATATTGGGTCTACATATTTCGCCATGACATTCTCCTTCTAATTAAATATATTACGCTGGAATATACGAACTATCTCTTTCGCCTGTTGTTCTTCAATTGCCATCATCACACGGCGCGGCATATATTTACGAGGCTGACGCGATTGATGATATTTGAAATATGAGCGCGAGTTGGATATCTCGGCCTGCTTTGATGATATTCTGCTACGAAATCCTCGACGCATTGCGCCAGTTTTTTCAAGTATTTGCCATGGATACGCCTTTTTTCGTTTCTTCCATTTACCCCAAACACCACCACGTGAGCCAAAGTTCTGATCAATGACATTTGTCATGTATTCAGCAGATTCTCTTAGTGGCGTCTGTATGTTTTTGGCTTTGCGCCCGCGCAAATCCAATTCGCGCATGACTTCGTCGCGTCCTTCAACTGAAAATGTGATTTGCAAGCTCACGACTAATCCTCGCGTTCATAGCATCGGTCGCCGTGAATTCGACTTGTACCTGAGAATCTTCCAAACAAATCGCCGTCACAATATGCAGAGATAGAGCCTAATCCGATAGTAGAATCGCTGCTACTTTCGCCGCAAACACCACCAGATTTCATGAATTCCTGCAAATCTTCTTTAACAGTCTCTAGTCGCTTGTAGCCGTCTTTGCTCGTACCTTCGATATCCTGGTTGTAACCGTATTCTCGAATTAAAAGTCTAGCAGCTGCGTAGTTCATACACAATTCAGCAATTTTTCCAGGGATAGGCTTACCTTCTTCTCTGTTGTATGGTGCGCATGGATCAACCGCGGACATATTCTTGTTAATCCACTCCATAGCCGCCAATCGGGCTTTTTCAACAACTCTTAGAGATACTGAAGCATACGAATAATCTATAGTAACGACGGAATCGGCTTTCGGTGCTTTTTCTAACTCAATCACACCAAAAGCAGGATCGACTTTTACGGCTTTCACTGGGGTTCCGTCAACAAGCACGACAAAATCATCAACTGTAACAGTATCGTCAAAATTGCGATCTGTAATCGGTTTGCGATCAGTAGTAAACACTTTATTTACGCCGTCAACTGTACCATTAAGACCAACGCCATTTTCAACATGATGAAGTCCAGCCTCTTCGAGTATATCTTGTAATGTCGTGTAGTATATCATCGCAACTCCCTTTTTATATTCTTAGTATTCAGACTAAGGCGGACGATAAACTCCTCCGCCTCAAGACTAACGACTAAGCGCCTTTCAAGCCTACAATAAACTGTGCTGCCTGATAAGCTGCGTCGTAGCGACCGCGCAAGCCCCAGCTAAACACATCAGTTTCGAATGCCTTGTCGCTGTTCAAATCAGTCTTAGCAACAGGCTCGCCAACCTTAACTCGCTCAGCAATCGTCAATGGGCACATGCCCTCTTTAGCTGCAACCAAGAATGTAGCCTTGCCAGCGATGCGTGGGTCAACGATCAGCTCAACACGCTTGTAGTTAGGGTTGCTCTGACCGTTGTCCAATCGTTCGCGAAGCAAGATCTTCTCAGCTTCCTCGCGGTTTTCCAAGCCAACAATCAAGTGGGTTGGGATTGGGTTGATCAAGTCGCCGTCAGAGTCCTTCATACCAACTAAAGCATCGTAAGCCTTACTAAATGTTCCAGCACCAAATGCGCCAGGGACCAAGTTGCCACGATCATTGTGGAAGAATGGCTTGCCGTCGCTCAAGTTAGCAGTAAAGCCAACAGGAAGTGCAGCTACAGCCAACGCGCCGTAGTGACGACCGCTCTTAGTAGTCATAACACGAGTTTGGTTTGGAATCTGACCGAGGTCGTCATCTTCAATCTTTTCGCGCTCAACATCCAGAGTTGACTCCCATTTTCGAGGAGCGATTGTGTAAACTGTGTTGTCGGCTACACCGTGCTTGCGCTCTGACTTAAATTCTCGCATACCTGGAACGCTGTTCAAAGTAACGATGTTACTTACAGCGCCTGTAACTGGCGTAACGTCGTAAAGAATGCCAGCTAGTGGGTCTTTGTATTCTTTTTTAGTCGTCTTGTATACTGTTTTAACGACAGTATCAAGATTTTGTAAAACTTGCTTCAAGTTCATCTCATCTTCCTTTCTTAGCTCAAGCGAACGCCTACAGTTTTGTTATCAATTACTTCAACAATCTGTCCGATTGCAGGAGCGGTAGCGCTAACAGTTGTCGTAACCTTGTCGGGTGTAGCAACTGCAACAGCTTTACCTAAGTCAGCAGCTGCTACTGAGTCAATCGCCAACTGGAAAATGCCTGTTCGATAAACGCGTACCTCATTCTTAATTAAGCCACTAGTAGCTTCCATTGCAACACCTAAAAATGGTTTTGCGCCTGCTTCTGCTGCTTTAGCATTGCCTGCAGCGTCAACAGTAACTAATTGTCCGCGATTGATCACATTGGTGCCAAATGGGGCTGAAATCAAATCACCGTCTTGTCGTAGAAAAGTCATTATTGATTCTCCTTCTTTACTTCTTTATAATCTTCTTCGTTTAAGCCATAGCGCTCGATGGTTTTCTTGTCCTCGTCGCCAAGCTCAACTTCTTCACCGCCACCGTTGTCATCGCTTTCAGCTCCTTTTTCGTCAGTCAAATTCAGCGCTGGGCTTGACTCGATAAACTCGCTTAATAACGTATCAACAGTCTTGGTTTCATCATCGGATAGGTGGATTTCTTGGCCAGCTACTTCGCTCAATGCCATAAATGCTTCTTTCTGAGCTGGCACCACCTTGCCATCACTCAGCAACTTATCAAACTTAGCCTCAGCAGCTTTTTTCGCTAGAGCAGCTTCTTTTTCTGCAATTGCTGCTTCGCGATCAGCCAGCGCTTTCTCTCGATCAGCAAATTCATTCTCATTTTCTTCTTTTTTCTCTTCAGTCTCTTTTACTTCAGGTGCCTCAGCATCAGCGATTTGCTGTTTTACAGCTTCTGCTTGATCTTCTGGCACTTCAATTTCAGCGCCAGCGGCGATTGTCACAACCTTCTCTTCACCGTCTTCTTGGAATTTAACCTGAACGTCAAATTCGCGGTCGTTCTTAACTTTTACCTTCATAGTCTCTTCCTCCTTTTCGTAATCTTGACTATCGCTAAACAATATTGCTGGCGTTTCGTCAGCAAGCGGCATAAACTGCTGCATTCCTTTTATATAAGGATCGACAACTAATCCGATATGTTTCAACAGCGGACCGACACGCTGTCCAGTTCTTTTATCGAGATAATTGTCTTCAAAGCCCATTGAAACGTCAGGAATATTGTGATTTTCGATATTTTTGGCAGTTTCTTCGTCGCGTATTTCAATGACTGCGTCAATGCCCTCATCGGTAAGCTCCATGTCTACCATTTCGCCCTTGTTCAGCGCCGCTAGCTCAGCCGCGCTTTTTGGATGCCCCAATGGAACAGCGACGACGCCATATTTTCCGCTATCGAAATTTTCTTTAAGACGCTTACCAAAAATCTTGTCTAAAATCATCTTTCGTGATGAGTTGTTAGGATCGACATATTCGCCAAATCGACAAATCTGCTTTTTGAACCTCTTAAAATTACTGCTAGTGTTATCTGCTAGCTCGACGTTCACATCTCGATTGATAAATACATACATACTTTTTCTCCTGTATGAACCGCGATCGTATGTAAGAAAAGTGTGAGTTCTACAAATATCAACCTGTAACAGTGTCAAAAATGTTTGTGTTGCAAAAGTCTAGTGGTTACTTTGGCGGGTGAAGCCTTGATCTTCAAAAGAAAATTGCGATCACATACGATCGCAATTCATTAACGCTATTATATCATAAAGAATAAATTAGCAACAACTATTTATTGACTTTTTATAGTGGTCGTGGTAATATTTATGTAGAAGTAGGTAGCGCCACCCGTATTGGATGGGAAAGCGGACCTACTTCTTTTTTATAACGACAAACTTATTACCCTTAAAAACAACTAGATTGTCGATGACGGCATTATTTTTAGGTATCGAAATATGACGCTTTGCGCTAGCCGCAGCCTCCTCGAGAGATATATTTTTAGATGTAATATCTATGAATATGTTGCGCTTCGCCTTGTCTGTAGCCTTAAATATCGCATTTGGTATTGTCATAGGTCTTAAACTATCAACAATAATACTTTTCAATTCGTATTGAGTGTCGTTAGATATAAAATCGTTCGACGGCTTGTCTTTTAGGTTCGGCAAGCGCTTTAATTTTAGTTGATCTTTCCATCTATTATAAAATTCTATTTCGGCAGGCGTCATATATTCTGCGCTTCGTGGATCTAGTCGAGCCGCCTCAATTGCTGCCTTCTTACTAACGCCATCAGGCAAACCGATAACCGCTTTACTCTGGAATTGAGCAGTCTCTATGCGTTTCATTGTTTTTTCATCAATCCCAGTTATTTTTGGCAACTTATATTCCTTATTTAACGCCGATATTCTCGTCCAGATACACCTACAGTTGATATGCTTTGGCGGTCGCTGAAACATCGTTTTACGCTCATTAGCAGATATTACTTTGCCGTCTAACTCTGCGCAAATTGGACAAGTGTTTTTTTCCATCAGTGCCGACCACTGATAAACCGCGGTGTCGTCATCTTCGTCAAATGAAGCGAAACTGTCATCGCGTCCGTCGTTCATACCTTGAGAAATGATAGTGCCTTTCGTTCCAAGCACAGCCTGCGCTACCCACGCGCCAGCCGATATTTTAATAGCTTCTAGTACGGCGCTTTTTTGAGCCGCACTTTGATAAGCAGGTGTTGTCGGTTCGATTTCTTCTGTATCTTCATCAGATTCATCCGCAAGATTAATTGGTTGCTTCAATAATTCTCCAGTAATAATGTTATTCACATCTTCATTCTGCATATCGACGATGAAGTCTACGTACTGTCTTTCGTGGAGTTTGCGTTCTTCTTTTAGGGCTGGCGCTGGCAATTTTTGCTCATCCGCCGCAGACAATTTTCCGTAATTGTAAGCTGTGCGATAATATTTTGCGATTAATGCTGTGTAACTGGCTGGTAGCGAGAACGCTTCGTCAAGTGAAATGTTATCAATCGCTTTATTCAACTCTTCAGTGGCTGCTGCGGCGAAACTATCCTCCTGCGCCTTCATCCAATCCTGAATAGCGTCGAACTTGACTCGTTTTTCGGCGTCTGTTAAATCTCGATTGATTGTAACGTGTTCGTGAGGTTCAGGAGGAGCGACTTCGCTAATCTTGTCATTTTCGTCTAGAAATTTGTCGGCGTTGCCGCCATTGCCTCCGTCTTTGTCATTGTCGCTGTCATCATCGTCTACTTTTTCGTCTTTCGGTTCTTCTTGACGACGTTTTTTAATCGCGTCTAGGTCAATTCCTAAACGAGTCGCTGTCGATTCCTCGATTCCAGTAGCGATGTCATCTGATATTCTGTCTTTTTGAACGAGTAATTTGAATGCCTCAAACACTGCCGAAATAATAGATTCGTCAGGTGTGTCAAAGCGGAATTCTGGATAGTGTCGCTCCGCAAAGTTCAAGTCGATAAGATCAGCGATGAGATATTGATTAATATGAGATTCAAGCAGTCGCATAACACCAGTAATTGCGGTCTGTAGCAAGTCTTTCTGATTAGTACTTAGGCTATATGAGCCTACGTTGCTTGCGGAACCTTGAGTCGCCGTTAGAATAACGCTAGCGTGGAATGCTCGCGCCATTTCTGAGTTCTGTCGCTCGATCGATTGATGTGGATCGCGCCCTTCTGTGTTAAGCACGTCCAATTCGTAACCGTACGGAATAGACGCTACAGAGTTGTGTTTTCCTAATCTGCCAAGCACCTCCAGCGCTTTATTTCGTGCTTTCTTCAATTGCTCAGACACCACGCCGTCAACAGTTCGCTTCAAAACTTTCGGCTTTATAGCATCAGCCTGCAAAGCCACGCTGTCCAAATATTCGAGACGACGCTTCTTGTCATATCGAGGATATAGCGACTTAAACGCGCTACGACCGTAAAGATAATTTCGGCTTTTTCCGTAAGTAAACAAAAAGCATTTATAAGCTGGGATTATCACTTCTTGAGCGGCTCCGTCAATATCTGTCGTTCGTTGCTTAGCTCCACCAAAGCCACCAACCTCATCTCTGATTAGTGTTAATGTAGTGCTGTCGCGATGAGCGAGCCTCTTCAGCACGAGCTTGCCGTCCCTTAATTCATAGACTTTTTCAAATAAAGCGAATCCTTCATAAATTGCAATTAGCGACTGATCGATAAACAGATTCATTGGCGTTTGCATTCCACCCTTGTGCGGCGGCTCTAGAAGATTTCGGCGAACAAACTCAGCTTGCACTTCGTTCACGTCTTCGCTATCAGCGTCAATATGATATGTCGCCGCTAAAATACTCATAGTAAAGATGTTGTATAGCGCTTCAACTGTTGTGTCACTATCGAGCATCCTTCGATAGTCTTTAATACTGATTTCGTCAGTACGAGATTCTTCTCTGTCAAAGCTCTCAAAAACAATATCTCCAGCAAAGCCAATTTCGCTAGTCAGGTTTTTTGGTGTTTCGTCTTTCTTGAATAGTGCCACTCTTTCGCTCCTCGAAATAAAGCAGTTACTTCACCAAAAAGAAAAATGCGGCTAAGTAACCGCAATTTATAACTTAGATTATATCACGAAATCCGATTCTGACCAATCATCATCTTTTGACGCGTACGAGCCACTTTCGTCAAATCCTTCTTCACCTTGATTTAACCCATCGACGAGCAACATTCGAATCGCATATACAATCGCGTCAACCATGTCGTCGTGTGTGCCTTTCGGAAATTCTATCAACTGCTCTCTTAGCGCTTGTCCGTTTTGGATATCTTTGACTAGGAACACTTTTCCAGCTTCGAAAAATCTGCTGACAGCTAGCAGTCGTCGTACCTTGTCTTTGTCTGGCTTTAATCCAATAACTGGCAATCCTGCTAATAAGTCGCGAAATACCAGTCCTAATGCACCCTGCTCAATTCCGACAACTTGAGGTTGATACGTTTCGTAAAGATTTTGAATAGTTTCGGCTGTTATGCTTGGTGATGTTCGCTGATTTCTAATTGCTCTCACGTAAACATTGCCATCAGCTCCTAAGTCAGCAACAATCATAGCTGTCGGGTCAGCAGTCTGTCTTTCGCTTGCGGCTGGATCAACTGTCAACACTCTAGCTTGACGAGAATACTCGTCTGGTGCTTGGCTAGGTTCACACTCTTTAATCCAATCAGGCTTGACTATCGCGTCCTCTTCGCTAAATGGCTTGTGTTGATACTCCTGAGCAAAAGCAATGCTTCCGACAAACTCTTGATCGTTCGGGTTGTCGCGCATAGATTTTAGCTTTTCGAGGCTGCGGTGCTCTGGCCACAAAGCGTGCTCAGTTCCATCTTCGTCAGTTGTGATTGCGTAGAATACTCGTGTCTGCCAACTTTTGAAAATATCTTGCTGTTTCATAACCTTGTTAACAAGGCTATCGAAATGAAGAATCGTACCGATGACAACAGCACGTCCACCTCTAGCTAATGCTGGAATAGCTGCTTTGGTGAACCAATGATACAGCTTCTGGCGTTGTTCGGCGCTCTTGATGTTCTCGTCGTTCTCGATATCGTCAAATATCATTAGCGTCGGTCGTGTATGCCTGTGGCGAATACCACGAATTTTCATACCTGAACCTTTAGCAGCGTATTTAATGCCGTTGCTCAACACAAACTCACCATCCTGCCAGTCGTCACCCTTCATATTGCCAAATAACCATTTAATTTTCGGATTATTCTCGAATTCATCTTTAAGCGCATTAATGAACTCAGCCGCTTGTGTATACGTATCACTGATTATCACTATGAACTCTTCCTGCTCAAAACATCCCGCCCACAACGGATATGTCATGTCCACCGTAGTTGATTTCGCATGACCACGTGGCGCAATAACGCCTATTCGTCGGTTGTTCTTGTCGCTGATAAGATCTAATATTTCTTTATGAAACGGTGGTGTTTCCAGTGGAAAATATGGCCGTGCGATGAACCAACCAAACAAATGAATGTTTTCGCGTCTCTTAAATATCGCTAATAAGTATTGTCGGAGCTTATTTCTATCCGTTTCCCAGTATTTTTCGCATAGTCGTACAATATCTTTCCTAGTGAGATTATTCAAAGATGGCTGCTCGGAGTTCTTCGTCATCGATATTACCCTCCTCTTTCGCTTTTTTCAGTTTTAAGTCTCGCTCATCTCGCCAACCACAGACATTTTTCATAGTAAAGATAGCAAAGCTTGGCGGCGCAGCACCGCTCAAAGCCACATCAACAATAAACTCTCGTTGTAAATCTTTGGCAGTTTCGTAGGCTTCCGCAAATTCTGGATGAAGGTCACACCAATCCCTCAAAGTATTGCGATGTACACCAATTTTTCGAGCGAATCCTTCAAGCCACGGAAACCGCCGTGGCAAGCGCCGCGAGATGTATTTGTCGCCCTCGGTGTCGGTTATTTCCTGTTCTCTAATAATTTCTAACGGCTCGATTGAAAAATAGTCAATGAGTTGCTGGCAATACTCTGGCTTATATTTCGTCGGCCGTCCTGGCTCAGGCTGTTCAGGCTGTTTTGATAGCTCGATAGACGGCTTTTTTGGTTCGTCCTTAACAATCCCGCGCAGTTGCTGCTTCGGGGATTTGCGACTAGACTGCTTGCTGCTTCGCCTGTTCCTGCGCATCATTTTTCTGGTTACCATGATAATTTCTCCAAATAAAAAAGCGGCTCTTTCGATCCGCAATTCCTAGGTCTATTATAACATAAAAGAGGCGGCACATAATTCGCTACCGCCCCTTCAAGCTTTTTAGGTGCACACATATCATTGACGTTTGCGCCTATTATGGCTTAGTTATTGACTCAATAAACTCAATCGCCGCATCACAACCCTTACAAACAACAGTCTGAATACCAGCCTCATTGAGCGTTTTAATCCACTGTTTTTGATTTGCCGACGTTACGCCTCCTTTCTTGCGTTTCATTTCGATAGCAACAAGACGATGATTTTTACCATAAACACCGTCACCACTAACAACAGGATTGTCTCCATAGTGTATGAACTCCATCGTTGCGTCGCTATAGTCTGCTGGGACTACCACAAATAAGTCCGGCACCCCAGAACTCACACCAAGCTTCTTATTCTTGATTCGCTGCTTGTAGCTTTTGGTGTATGTTTCGTTAGGCACTCTGAAACGTGGATAGCCGTTATCATCCAGCCATTTGACAAACGCCTCTTGCTCTTGGTCTTCGTATGGATTATCTATGTTTGCGAGATTAGGCATTATTTCCACTCCTTAATTCCGAGATATGCTAACCAATCTTCTCTGTTTTCTCTTATAGATTTTTGAGCGTCTGTTTTGGTTGCGTAGCGAACTGGTTCACCGTAATCAGTGCAATCGATACTATCGCAAGTCAACTCTTCAAGACAATGGTCATAGCCGACAATCCAGCCGCCTTCTCCGTTTTCAAAGTCTGGCTCAAACGTTGACGTTTTTCGCAGTCTGACTTCAGCCAGTTTACGTTTATGAGCTTTTTTACACTCTTCTTCGGTGTAATAAACATTACCATTGTCAATATTCAATCTGTCAATGATAGCGTCTGCGTAATTGCGATAGTTAACATTACCCCAATAGTCAATGTACCAATATCTATCGCCCCATTTAAGATTCCAACTAATACTGCTTGTTGATTCGAACCACTCGTCAAAATTATCGATTTCTCTAACAAGAATTGAGTGTTTATGTCCTGATTCACATGTTTTCAAAACCCTTGTGCCATCGATTTTAATTTTCTCTTTGAAGATTGCCCCAGCTTTAACGGTTGGTAAATCTTTCAGTAGTTTATATAGTTTCATTTCTCCTCCATTAGTTCAGGGTCTTTGTGAATATTGCCAGCGATTTCTAGGTTTGTTAGTTCAAAGAGAGGCTCAGCCACACCTGCGCACTCGCCGACAAATCCACCATCAGAAAACTTGACAATCCAGTATTCGATAGGCTCACCAGAGTCGTCTATAAGGATGTCTCCCTCGTAGATTTCTGTACCGTTCTTGTCTTTTAAGCCTGTGAATTGCTCAACAATATTACCTTCATCAAGTGACCAATATGGTGGTGATTGAACAGTCATAACTTCACCGACCAAGGCAAAGCCATAATATGGCAAAGCGTCCTTGTTGCTTGAGGCAAGCCATTCATTTTTAGCTCCGTCCCAGATTCTAAATTTGATATCACGCATCACTTTTCTCTCGTTTATCTATTATTGTGAATGAGTCCCACTGTGCCTCTCTAGATATAGAAGCGACAGTTTCTACAGCAAGCAGTTCAGCATTAAAGACTTCATCATCCCAACTGCTCACATTGACGACTACTCCGTTGCCCTCATACCAGAACTCATACTTGTAATATCGAGAAAATCTCACTTCGATGTTTTTGTATTCTTCGGGTATTCCTTCTACAGTCTGTTCAGTGTTGCCTTTTACTATGCATACTTTCATTATTCTATCTCCCTTCCATTTTTAACAAGCTTAAGATATTGTCGAGTTTTTCTACGGAATACTCGGTTGGCAATTACATATGCAGCTTTGCATCCGTCTTCGAACTTACAGCAGAAGCCCCTAGTTCCCCATATTTTGTAACGCTTTGCTGATTTAATTCTAGACATTATCGTATTCTTTTTCCTTATTCACACGATTTCGTGTAATTTAATTCAATCTCTCGACCTTAACGTTATCAACACAATGCCAAGGAGACTGGACCATCGTAAGCACCTTGCTGCTTGTAACAACCACTTTGATATTCTTGTCTTTGGCGGCTTCATTCACCAATTTAATGTATGGTGAATTTGGCGGCAGACAGAATTTACTGATATTTTCTTTTGTTACTACAGTATTTTCTGACGCACGGATACTGAAATACGTGTTACCAGTGAATATGCTATTGTTTTGGTTGTTATAAACAATTCCAGAAACTACATTATCAGAAGTTTGCAACCGTACTGAAAACAGCAAGTAAAGAGGCACTGCAACTGTTAATGCTGCTAGGATATATTCCCAAAAAATTCTTAGTTTAGACATATCAATCTCCTTGTCTTATCGTTTAATTCAACCGCAGAACTGGTGGCTATATAAGCAGCTAGGAACAGACTCACACGGGACTTAATTTACATCTGCCCGTTACCAGCTAATGCTATTAGAAAACACTTACTGCGATGAGCAACTAGCGACTGCTAGTTCACTGCTTATATAGCCAGTTGACAACACCAATTTGTATATCATTAAGTGAGTTAATTACTTTAAGGTTTGATGTTGCCAGTTGGGCAGACGACCCGGGTGGGCAAAATGGTCATCTGTCCAGTTGACAGCACAATCACGGAGCAAAGGATTTCTCACCTTTCGGCTTACTCCCGTTCAGGAACCCAGCTTTATTCCTCAGATTATGCCGCCAGTTGAACAGACGATACACGTTGCACTGCAGGTTGCTTCAATTCCAGCTCGCAACGTTTCACGGTTTGAGACAGCGCACCGGGCGGGTGTGGTGCGCCGACAGAAAGGAGTTGTGCATATCATCTGTCCAGTTCTACGGTTGAATTGTTAATGTTCTACTGGGTACGATTTGTACCCGTTTACTTTCGTTTGCTTATGCGACCGCCCTTTTTACCAGCACACTTTTTTACGAAGTGAGGACCGTCGATTAAGTCGCAATCGCATTCAATATCTTGTGCAAATCCTTTACAAGTTCCATGGCTTTCGAATGTAGCAGAACCGCCTTTTCGTCCGATTTCTGCATAGAAGTTAGGGTTGCTTGCTAGGTTTTTCTGAGCGGCTTTCAATCCGCCCTGCTTGGTTCCTGACATTGTCTCCTCCTTACCCTCGTAGGGTACATTTAGCTTTCATTTGTATCGGACGGGTCTCTCCACTCGTCTAAATCTACATTTTCACCATCCACTGCTATCTCACAGTCTAGGATAGATAAGTCCTTGTGTTGCTCTGGTGCGCCATTCTGATATGCCCAGTACATAGTGTCATCAGCGACTTCGTAAGCCTCGTCTTGATTATTAGCTTTCACTGATAAACAACAATCTAAAGTTATTTTTACTGGAATACTAAATTCTTTCATTTCTTCTCCTTAGCTAGCTTAGGTCGCTCGCCATTTATTCGACTGTCTAAGATTTGATTGATTCGATGAATAATATGTTCTCGCTCGTTTAATTCTTCTAGAGCCGCATCCTTCATTTCTAGAAGATCGATAGTACTCATCTCGTCTAGTGATTGATAATCATCCTCATAATAAGGCTTTACTTCTTTTTCCACTTCTTCTCCTCTTCTTTCATCCATTCTGCGTCTTGTTTAGCTATTTCGCGTTCTGAGATAGCTACGAAAATTAGAATAAACATTACAAATATTATCCAAATTAGCGTGAACATTATTGTGCCTTATCCTCATCAGCCTGCTTTTTATTAATCCTCACAGCAATGTCGATATTCTGAGCTCCGTTTTCCATAAGCCATTTTTTGGCTTTTCGAGCAACATTCTCATCGTCATATGCTCTAGAGTGAACCTTTCCTCCATCGTTCCATCGAACGATAAATTGAACATCCATCATCCGCGATTTCCGCCGCAGTAGTAATCAAAATAATCGCCTGTGAGATCTTCTAATCTCTCTAACATCTTCTGATCTTCAGCGCGTTGAGCTCGCCAACTGCGTATTTTATTAATTAGTGATTTCAATAATTTCATATTCCCTCCTTTAATTCTCAGTCCCTCGAAGCTGCGGGCTCTTCTATGTACACCCCACCTTAGTTGAGTGCGGATAGCGTCAAAAATGTACTAGGTGCCTTGAAAAAAACTATCCTAAAATTGCGATACTACCCGCAGCTTCGAGGGACTGAGTTAAGTTTTATAAAAATTTAGCGTATTTGCCGTTCGTATAAACAGACCAAGCTTTGTAGCCTTGCGACTTCCAAATCCTGTATGCGCAAGATATGTTAGTTGCTGGATCGTGATTGTCACAGGCTTCGCGGCCTGGCAGCACCCGCACCTGAAACAGAGAAACTGAATATCCATACGTTCTTCCGTTTTGTGTAAATGTCAGACTCGTGTCGCCTGTCACATTCGGATCGCATCCGCTTTCAGCTCTCATAATCGCCAACATAGTGCGTACGTCCCAGTCGTATTGAGCAACCAACCCGCGAAAAGCTTCACAACCTTGAGCTGTAGTCACATTTTTCGCAGGTGGTGCTTGGATTGCTTGATTGTTAATGTGCGCAGCTTTTTGCTCTAGCGGCGGTTGCTGCTTAGCCGCCACTACTGTTTTGACACTTCAACTTTCACATTCTTGACGATTGTTGCAGCTTCAGCTTTGACTTGTTCAGTCTGGTTCTTTTGATATTGCATTCCGCCGATAAAAGCGATAATTGCTGTAATTAAAATCGTGATGATGATAGTTTTGATAGTTTCAATATTAAGTTTTTTCATTGTTTTCTCCTTTTTATTTTCTTGATTTAATTGATTGTCTTTTTTCATAATGCGCTCTGAGCTTGAAGCTCTCTTCTTAGTATTTCCGCGTCGAGAAGATCGTCTTTTTCGATCTTTCTATGCGCATCTGCTATAACAGAAACTTCGTCGATGATGTCTATGTCTAATATAATCATTCTTTCGTAGAACCAATCGCCGAGATCGAATCTGTCGCAGAAGACTGCTAACGGCTCGTCATTGATTTGTAGATCCAGTGCCAACTCGTTTAGCTCCTCTGAAGTCTTATCGCAGAGAATCTCGCAGAGAATTCGTGTTATTAGTTGCTGTGTCATTATTCGATTACCTCCGTCTTAACCCGGTCACCATTGCTACTCATTTCTTCCTCAACATATACGCCGCCGATATCGAATATCGAACGGATAGCATTAGCTTCTGCGCATTTCGCCAACATTACGCGCGGCATGGTCTTCCACGTCCCCATGGCGTCGCCAGCGCGGTACTTGCCGTAGTTGTCATCAGAAGTATGAGTTTTGGCAAATTCGTCATAGTAGGCTGTATATTCGCCAATCTTCACCGCCTCGTATGAGCCGTCGAATCTGCCAAATACTTCTACCGTCGCCGAATCCAGCTTGGTTTTTTCAGCGTCCTTGTAGTCAAAGACTGCTTTGCCGGTGTAGGCGTACGTCGGGTTTTTCGAACGGCGAGCCAGCGAGCGTAAGCCGTGAATACTAACGATTGGCTCCAGCTTTTCGATCCACTGACCGTTTACATTTTGACGCTGGTACACTGCGTAGATCTCTTTTTTCAGCGGATTCAGGTTGTATTGACTGCACACTAGCATAAAGTAGGCTAAATCCTCGATTGGTCGTATTTTGCCCATTTTGTCGACGCCCAACAGGTTACGGTGAATATTGCCGAGAACCTTTTCTTTATTCAGCCCCATCGCCCAGTCACCAACATATTTCGCTATGCCAGCGTATTCTTTCTTGACGCTAGGCTTCGCAACTTTCAAGCTGCTCTGCTCTTTCATTTACTTCCTCCTTTCTCAATCGGTGAGAAACACTGCACTCGCACTGGTTTAACCATTCCTGAACCTAGGTAGAGCATGTCACCCTTGCCGAGGAGCCGTTCACCCCCGGATTCATCCAGGATGATTTCCGAGTTCTTGGCGGTTGCTACTCTCAGACAAGCTTTGACTGGACAGTTAGCCTTGATAATCGGTGCGACAATGTCAGCACTTGGCCGCTGCGTAGCGATAATCACGTTGATATTCGCCGCACGCCCCTTCTGTAAAATTCGCGCCAGATTAGTTTCTAATTCCTTTCGTGTATCCCTAGTATAATTCTTGAATTTTGGCTCGCCGCTCTTCTTGCGTCCGTCAAAAACTTCTTCAACTACCTTGCCGGTCTGCATAATCAGATCAGCATACTCGTCGATAATCAGCACTTTGCGTTTTGCGTCAACCTGTTTCTCTCGATAACGTTTATCCATCAAGGCTGTCAGGTGTTCAACCAACCTCAGTGCCTGCTCAACTTCTGATATCACTTCCTTGCCCAAATCCTCAAAGTCCAAACCCTTCATGTCGACGATAAACACCTCGCAATTATCCAAACTCTGAATAATATTGCGGATGAAAACTGATTTACCGCTACCAGTTTGGCCGCCAATCAGCATGTGCGGCATTTTGGCAATATCGTCGTAGATGACGTTGTTCATAGTGTCGACACCGATTGGTATCTGGCGGCTAGTGGCTTTGCCGTCAAATTTCGGAAACGACTGTTCATGTGGCACTTCAATACCGACTGTCTGGGTGCCGTAAATCGGCGCAATGACTCGCACGGCGTCAGAGCCAAGTGCTAGTGATAGGTCGTCGCCCATGCCGGCTAGTTTTGACATTTTCACGCCGCGATTAGGCTTCAGCAGGTATGTATCGACAGCACTGCTTTTGACTATCTCGTCAATTCGTCCGCCAACGCCGAACTCCACCAGCTTCGCCATAATTCGCTCAGTCTCTGAACCGCTGTCGTCAGCAATATCTTCAGCAACGACCGTATTGACTGGCGCAAACTTCTCGCGCCGTTCTGTCGTGTGCACGGTTCTGACGGTGACGCCTTCCATTTGTGCCACGATGTGCATCGACTGCGCGCCGTTCATCATGTCGCGTGGGTTTGGAAAGTAGGTAGCGTTAGGATTATCAACATAATCGCTGACTGCCTTAACCACGCGTCCAATTACATCGTTAGCTTCCTCAATGCCGTGGCGATCAAGTACATAATCTTTGATTTGAGGCATGCCGTCGCGGTTGATAGTTTTCTTGATTTCCTTGAAAACAACGCGACTGACAGGCTTCTTGTATTTGAATTCGATCAGCTGCACGTAGATCCAGGATTGAATCAGATACGCCCAGTTTTCGGTATCTTCGTCAGAGTACGACGTAACGCTTTTCCAATCGATTATTTCCAGCGTGTCACCCAAGTCGCGAACCATATCGATGTAGCCTTTCATCGGAATCTTCTTATTACGGATTGATAGCTCACACTCGACGCGATCTTCAATCGCGAGTATATCGTCATATGTCGGCAGTTCGTTAATAACGATAGTCGACAATTTTTGGTATTGGTCGATAATTTTCTCGCGGCTGCCAGTTTTGCCATAATCGATTTCGTAGTCAGCAATATTCTCTATTTCCTGTAACCCAGATTGTATTGCCACCTCGATTGACTGACCTTTCAGTCGCTCCTCAATCATCTTATGCATTGCTTTGCCGACAACCAGCGCTGGACTAGACGGCTCGTCGTACACCTTGGCAATGTAGCGTTTCTTGAATTGAATCTGATTATTTAAGAAACACATTATAGCCGAATGACTTAATGCTATACGTTCCAACTAGCTTTTCTCCTTTTCTCTAAATTGTCAGAGATCTGCCGACCCTCAAGGTTGTCGGTGTCGCGAACACCCAGCGGGTTTTCACCGCCAGCTTCTGGTTACGAGCGCTCGCAGTCGCTCACAACTTCTTCGCCTTTACCCAGCGTTCGGCAAAACACTGACAATTTAGTTAACGTTTATATTCAGGCTAAATTGTTAAGCTACAATGCTCTGTTTTCGATTATTTTGTCTATGAAGTTATCTGTAGGATAGATAGCCTCATTTGACAAAATAAAAGACCAACGAAATGCTGGTCTTAATTAAAAAAGACTCGCATTTCTGCGAATCTACGTATTTATGGAGCCACGATCGGGATTTGAACCCGAGACCTACGCCTTACCATGGCGTCGCTCTACCAACTGAGCTATCGCGGCATCTGATTTATTAATTAATATGCCCGAGTCAGCGTAAAACGTCCACAGTAAGCGTTTTGGCTTACCACGGTAGCGCTCATCCCTATAATAATTACAGTGAATGTGCTCTACCATTGTAGATTTCGTAAGGTAAGAGGTTTCAATGTACACATTGCGAAGGCTCTGTGCACATCGCAATCATATGTTCCTATATTAGCAAACAAGAGCTATTTTGTCAATAGCTTAAGCGCAATTAAATAAAGATTCTATGGATTTATTAAATTTAAGCGACAGCTCCTATCTTTAGTCTGTCATAAACATTTATCATTCCGCTATCAAGCGCGTGGAGGTAAACTTCAGTCGTTGCAGAATTCGAGTGCCTCAACAATCTCTGTGCCTGTGAGATTGACGCACCGCGCTTCTGAATATCCGTAGCGAAGCTGTGCCTCAGCGCGTGCAGATAGAATCCGTCAATTCCTACTTTTTCGAATTCTCGACGCATTTTATATCTAAGCTCGTCAATACTATACGGCCGTCCGTCGTTGTAAGCTGGAGATATCCATAAATAATCTGTAATTTCTTTGAAAGTAATCCACTCATCCATCCACTTTTTCGTACGAGGTGTCATAAAAACTGTACCTGCTTTATTCCCTTTTCCTATAATATGAATTTCTCGACCATTTATATTTTTAAGTCGTAAATTTCTTAGCTCTGTAGCGCGCAAGCCTGAATCGAACGCTAGAGATATCAATAATCGCGTCATAGGTTCAGCGTTCTCGATGACTTTCTCGACTTGATCGCGAGTAAACCAATTTCGACGCGGAGGCTTCTCTTTTGCTGGCTCGATAAGTCTAATTTTTACAGAGATGTCATAATCCATATCTCTCAAATATTTCAAAAACGCCACTATGTGATTAAGCCTGCTATTAATAGTTCTACCTGAGACTACATTTCCAGTAGCTGCTCCAGACGACTGCATCGCCATCCATCTGTTAATGTCTCTATTCGTTAATTTCTGCATATCATCAACAATTTCTAGTTCCGCGAATTTATTAAGCACTCTAATTTTCGTATCCATCGTCTGCTCTGTAAACTGACGAGCTCGACAATAATTCAAGTACTCTTCGATTTGCTCATAGATAGGTTTATTCATTTGTAAAACTCCACTTTTCAAACAGTTCTATATAGAATTTCTTTATAATCATATTTTTGAAAAATATTGTATATAGAACGAAAAATTAATAATTAATTGTCATATTTAGCGCGGAGGTGCTCGAGTTGCTCTAAAAACAATAAAAATACGGTCAAACGACCGCTCCAATTACGCAAAACTCCAAAAAACTCGCATATATTTAGAATTATTACATAATAATTGAGTGCGAGCAAACGCAAATAAGCCGCTACGCGAGCGACAGTATGTAAAAATGATATTAATTTACGTCAAAAGATTGTATTGACGTTTTATCTCTGTTAATTTATGCAAATTCGCAATATTTGTAGGCGCTTCTAGCTGTTTGTTTACTTGTTGCGTGTGGCGCTCTTTAGCTAACTTAGCTTTAGCTTGAGCTATTAACTTACGCAACCAATCCACAGTCTTTGACAAATTTTTCCTGGACCAAATAAAGGCAAAGTATTTGCGTGGATCGCGTTTTCTTTTTGCTAATTTAACAGAAAACTCAAACTCTTTTTCGTAATTAATTTGTCGATTTCTGAACATCGGCAGATATTTATCATCAGACATAAGCTTTGTCGCCTTACCTAATTTTTTCTGCATTTTTTCAATACGTCGCTCATCAATTGTAATATTCACCCCTGTAAAAATTACCCTCTGAGCTATTTCAAAACAAAAATAGCCCCTTAAACTAAATATAGTTTTGAGGCTATTTTGATCTATCCTACGTTAGTAGTTTATTCCCTGCCCTGATTTTTGTCAATAACTAAGACGGTTCAATCCTACCACAGAAACTTAAGACTGCTGATATGCTGTCATTCAGCGCTAACAACTCAGCACAGACTGTCTCTGGTTCGCTAGTTATTCAATCTGGCTGGGTGTCATTTTATGGAAATGGCGGAAAACAACAGTCTGTACAGGTTACGTTTCCTAAGAAGTTTAAGGAAGTATACGCAGTTATTCCAACTTTAATCGGATATACGCGAAATACTCCAACATCTCCAGCAAGTTTCGACCAAAAAATCGGCGCTGGTACAAATATTGAGTGTGGATCGTTTAATCAGACAGGCACAACTATTACAGCCTCAACTTCAGGTATTTTCGGTGGTGCTAACCATGGCATTAGTTGGATTGCTGTAGGTACCGTCTAGTTACTTCTTCGTGTACCACAAAGTCACATAAGACTGAACATATCCGCTTTGATCAGCGTATGTTTGAATATTCACGTTCGTGTTATCAGCATATACAGTGACAGTATATGGTTGTTGATCAGCCGCGTGTGGCAAGTTTATAGTTGCCCCAATTGAGTTTTCTTTGGCAATACCTTGAATTCTAATCACCATATCTAAATTAGAAATGTTGTGCGGTTTTTTGATAGTAGTTGCACGACCAAGCCCGCCCATCACGAAAGTTTTTTGAAAAATAGTCTTGCCATTTATCCATTTTTTGCCAGTATCTACCTCGTCGGTAGAATAATCACCTCTAGAAATTGACGACAATTTCTGTGGTAGGATTGTTTTATGATAAAATAATATATAGAAATGCGAGCAAGCACGCGAGGGTTTTTGAGGTGCTTTATCTCGCATGTTTGTTCGTATTTTTTAAGTTGTCTGTGTTATAATAAAGTTAATAGATTGCGATCACTTCACGTGGTCGTTTTTTTATGGGAAAAAATTATGAACGAAAAACCTGAAGTATCAGCAAAAGAGTTTGGAGCCTTGTGGGCAAACGTTGAGCATATTAAAGAAAGCGTCGATAGGCACACAACTACTCTGGAGCGAATTGAAAATATCGCACGAGCTAACGTTACTCAAGCTCAATTAAAAACATACATCGCAGAGCACGAAAAAGAATCAGAAGAGAAATACGTCAAACGCACTGAAATTGAAGGCGTGATGAATTTCTGGAGCCTGGTAACAAGCAACTTGGCGAAATTATTTGCTATAGCACTTGTAGGATTGGCTATTTACGCAACGAACAATCTTATTCAGCAAAATAAAACCGTTACAGAATTACAAGAAGAAGTTCAAACACAAGTAAGGAGGAAATAATATGATAGAAAAAGCACTAGCGTGGTTCTATGTACGTAAAGGACGAGTTTTTTATTCAATGGAAAGTCGGAATGGTCCAAACTCGTACGACTGCTCAAGCTCTGTATATCACGCTCTAAAAGAAGCAGGTCTTTTACCTGCTAGTTACTGGATTGGAAATACAGACACCTTATTCGACGCACTAGAAAAGAACGGCTGGGTACGACTACCTGAAGACGCAAACGGCGAGGCAGACACACAACGAGGAGATATCTTTATTTGGGGTATTCGTGGCAATTCTGGAGGTGCATTGGGTCATACAGGAATGTTTACGGACGCAGATAATGTCATTAACTGTCGCTATCAAGCAGGTATTGTAATAGACAATCACGACTGGCTCTGGAGTGCTTCAGGTTGCCCACCATATGCATTCTATCGATATGTAGGCAAACCAAAAGAAGCTAAGCGTGTAGCACTGCCTGAGGTGTATTATGCAGACGAAGTAGCAACCGTATTCGATTTACGACAGATTAGATGCAACCGATTGATTGATGAGTTCGATTGGGAAGACAACGGCGTGCCCGTCTCTGTAGCAGTAAAGACGGATAAAGACGGCTACTTACTAGACGGAGAGATAAATACGGGTGATTACTTCCGAATTGTCGGCGGTACAGAGGTATTAGACGAAACGACTGAAGGCGGAAAGAGATACCTACAACTGAAAATGGCAGATGATGGGATTTGGGTATTAGCGGAGCGAGTACGCGAATTAGCGAATGGAGATGCAGGTACACCACGACCGCAACCACGCCCTCAGCCACAACCAGCACCAAAAACACCAGAGTTGCAACAGGCACCTCAAATCAAAGAAAAGCCACAGGAGCAACCGCTAGCACCACAACCTACTAACGAAGACGTGATGAGATCTATCGCTAAATTAAGTCAAGATATCGCTAAGAATAAAAGTTTATTAGAGAAGATTATCGATTTTCTAATGAGTATTTTTAAGTTTAAGAAATAAGGAGGAAATATGAAATCACTAGAAGCCTTAAAGAATATCAACTATAAAGATGTAGCTATTCGCGCTGCGTGGACGTTCATACAGACGTTTATCGCGACATTTTTGCTTGCGGGTGTAAACCTAGTGAACTTGCTATTCGCGGCGAGCTGGCACGAGCTGTACGCTTTAACTCTAGCTACTGCGCTGTCTGCAATTGCGGCTGGATTATCTGCGGCTAAGACTATTATTCTAGACTTAGTACGACAGATGAAAGAAGCCGTTGAATAATTCAGATAGCTCTGTAATCCTATAAAAAACTACTACTTTTGATCGAGGGTAGTTTTTTTGTTGAGTAATTCGGAAATTCCGAACAACTGAACTATTCGGAAATCCCGAACAGTTGGAACTCTACCTTTGATTAAGCTACTGTGTTTGCAAGCCCGGTAGCTTTTTCATTTGGTAAAATTAAACTTATGTTAAAATGTATTATCATCAGACTTTATAAAGAATATCGCTATATATTTTGAGGGAAGTGAGTTTTCCACAAGCTTAATAGGGGCGATGAAAAATGTCGAAAAATCTCTGACTTTTTTGGTAAAACGTGTTGACATACGGCAACACGTTTGCTATACTAAAGACATGGTTGAGGGGCAACCAAGCAACAATTAACAATTCGGCGGCAAGAAAGTAGGTATAAAAATGTTCAAATCAACCTTTCAGTTTTTCAGAATTAAAATCACTGTAAAATTGGAGATTGTAAATAAACGAAAAATTAAAACTAGAAAATAAAACCTAGAAAACACAAACACTAAAAAATAAACAGCCCCTCAACCGCCGCCGCCAAGAAAGGATAATTAAAATGGCAACATTTACAGGATGGTATTACATCGGCGACCAACCAACACAAGAGTTCACCTTTGAGGCAGACAAGGGCTTGAAGGGCGATATAGAAGAACTTGAGACAGTTATGAGAAGAGAGATGCGTAAACGATTCAGCAGAAGTACAGCGGAGAACGCTACAATCGAGAATATCAGTATTGAATTAGATGAAGAAGCTATGCTAGAGAATATCATTGAGACGGTGAAGGAGCTAGACAGATATGAGGATTATGAAGCGGTAGTAGATAACGGCACTATATTCTT